CATTTTTTATTTCCTTTTGTATTTAATGATGTACCGTTATAAAGTTGCGTAGTTGCATTAGCTATACTATGCAACTGCGCAACTCTATGGCCAAAATATGCAACACCACGCGCAACCTTAATGCAACCGTTTCCCTAAAATCCTTTCTAGAAAGGGTTTTGCAATGCAACAGTCAACGCAACTTAAACGCAACCAATATAGAAAACTCAAACAACCCCAAAGCAACTTAAGATCCCAAGCAATGCAATAGCCAGCATAATCATCCAGCCCCATTTATTGGTGTTTTTTTCTGAGTTTACAATGCGCTCTTCAATTATCTTTATATCGTGTTTGGTCGCCAAATCGCTTTCTATTAAACGATTGAATTCATCTGTTTGGTTTTTCATTAAGCGCGTTTGTGTTTTCGCCTGATCTTTACTAAAACCACCGCTTAATAATTCTTCTGTACATTGTAACGTATCAAACGTTATCGTGTGTATCATTTTATTTCCTAATTAGTGTTTTAATATATATCCCAATATTGACAATCCAATTGTCAGCAAAACGGCAACTATGCTGCCAAGTTTAATTACTAATTTATTCGCTAGCTCTTCTAAATCTCTTTTTGTGGCTAGTTGATTAGTAATAGTTTCTGCCATAAGCTGAGCTTGTCTCTCTGCTTGTGCAGAAGGTACGCCAACCTCTTTTAAACTGTTGGCGAAGTATAATGTATCAAATGGTATCGCTGGGCAGCTCATTTTTGGTTTCCTCATTTTGTTTTTGGATGCGCTTTTTAATTGTCTTTCTTTTGTTTTTTCCCTGTCTTCTTTTGGTGCTGAGAATATCATCTATAGTAATCTCTATAGAATGTTCTTTGGCTAAGTCTACAAGTTTTCTTAATACTTTATTTGTGGGCGCCTGCTGTCCCAATTCCCAAAGGCATATCTGCGATTGACTTAGGCCGAGCAGTTTTGCAAACGCCGTTTGCGACAGGTTCATTGTTAGGCGCAGCGTTGTAATTTTCGTTTTTAGTGTGTTTCTCATATGTGGATTTGATTGTTATTTTTATTTACTATAGCATAGATTCTTTACCCTCGCAATAATAATATTTGCAAAGTCAGTTTTGATGTGCTATAGTAATTGTGTAATCAAATGAAATGCCAATGAGGGGCACTAAAATGAATAACACAAATGAAGTTACTGCAGTAAAGATAAATATGTACAATATTACTATTTTTAAAGCCTTATTTCCACAACTTATGGCTGAGGCATTTTGGAGAAATGAAGAAAAAAAACTGGAATGGTCGAATGATTGTTTTGGCGAATCAGCGGAGATTCAATGATAAAGAATCTAAAGTTTTTTTATTATAAGAGCGAAACTGTTGTTTTATGTTTAGCTCTATTTGTGGTGGTATACTTTTGTTTAACAATTATAACAAATTGACGGGGGAAAAAACATGTCAAGTATCTTAATAGTTGGTGAGAGTGGTTCGGGCAAAAGCACTTCTTTGCGTAATTTAAATGGCAAAGAAACTGTTCTAATTAATGCTTTAAATAAGCCGTTGCCATTTCGTGGCGGAGCAAAGAAATTTGGCACTAATGCAATCTTTACCGATAATTCCAGGATCATTGTACAGAAAATCCAGGAAGCGGAAAAAAACAAAAACATAAAACTAATTGTGGTCGATGATTTTCAAGCAATCATGACGAACGCTTATATGAGTACGATTGAAAACAAGGGTTACGAAAAGTTTACAAAGATTGGTAAAAGCATTTGGGACATTGTCAATGCAGCAAACGGATGTAGAGGAGATTTAAAAGTGGTATTGTTAGCCCATGCCGAAACTGATGTTAATGGTAAAATCAAATGTAAAACCGTAGGTAAATTGGTAGACGAAAAAATATCACTCGAAGGTATGTGTACAGTCGTTTTGCATTCTAAGGTTGCAAACGGTAAATATACGTTTCTGACGCAGAATGATGGAACAAGCATAGCTAAAAGCCCGATGGGCATGTTCCAAACAATTGAGATTGATAACGATTTGGTCGAGGTTGTAAAGGCTATTGACTCCTACTATGATGAAGAAGATATAAAACCAATGGAAGCCGTTTCTGCACCTAAACTTCGCCTAGACTTCGTCCAACAAATTAATGCGTGTAAAGATGTTGACGCTTTGAATCTGAAGTATAAAGAGTTAATAGAATTTTCGATGACGGAAGAGCAAAAGCAGAAGCTAATAAAAGCATGTTCTATAAGAAAACAAAACTTAATCTCGGAAGACGATATTCCACAATGAGTATAACAATGGATCACGAAGAATCACTAAGTTTTATAACAGCGCAAAAAATGATCGACAAGCTTTTGCTATGCGAAAGAATAGAAAAAGATATAATCGACTATAAGGCTGAACCATACAATAAACAGCAGCTTTCTAAAAAACTGTTTCTATCAACAAAGCAACTTGGTGAGTTTGGCGATGAGGATTTCTATAAAAGATATTCAAGAAAGATTTCTTTGCCTTTAATTAAATTGTTTTGTGCTACTAAATTTTACGAGGACTATTAATGAACGCAATACTTAAGCCTGGGAAATATACTTTCCAGATTTGCAACTGTGATGCTGCTTATATTGGAAAAACATCGGGAAAAGAATCTATTAGAATTATATGTAAAATAAACTCAGGAGGCGAAGAGACTAAAATATTTGAGTACTTCTCGAAGTCTATTGATCCAAAAACCGGGAAGCCCTGGGCGTTTATTACAGAACGGCTAAATGATTTAGTTACTTCTATTGGCAAACCATATCTTATAGGAACAGAAATAAAAGCCGATGATTTATTAGATGGCGTAGGTTATGCAATTATCCATACTGAGAAGTCAGAGCAGTATGGAGACAAAAGCCGAATAGCAAAATTCTTGCCGCCTACGGATACACAACCGCTTGCTGAGGTTACGGTTGAGGCTCCGGTTGCTCCAGTACAGACAAGATTACCATTAGAAGAAGATGGGATAAATAAGGATATAGACATGGATTTGCCTTTTTAAAAACAATTTGCGTTCTTTAATAATTATGTGCTATAATCATAATATAACAACATGAGGAAAGAACAAATGACACTATATACTCCAACATCTAATAAGCTTTATAAGTTCTTCTTGGACACAAACCGAGAAGACGATATACCGCTTAAGTGGATTCATCAGAACAAACCTTTTATAATGAACAATTACCCAAAGGCCTTTGAAAAACTATTTCCTGATGAAGACGAAGAACTTGAAAGCGAAGCAGCAGACGAACATAATTATTTAAATTCAACAATAGGAAGAGGAAAATAATATGAACTTATTTAAAGATTATTGTAATCAAACCACGAAAAAAGATTTATATGATATGGCAGTAAATATCGTTATATACAATGGAATGCCTAAGAAAGATGCTGTGAAATATATTGAAGAAGCCAAAGGGCTGCCGTTATATGATCTTTGTTATGTTTTAAATAAATTAATCATCGAAATAAAAAAACTACAGGGGAAAAAATGAAAGACGAATCTGAAGATGAAGCACAATATCTTTTAAATGTTCTAGGTAGAGATAAATGAAAAACGAAAATATGAAACTTACAGAATCGTTTGCAAATTTAATAGACCATTTTAATAAATGCGACCCAGAGAGAAAGCCGGAACTAATGGGTTGCTTAATTTCATCCGCTCTTGCTACAATAAAAACTCTTGAAGAGCAATTAGAAATGGCGAACGCACTCATCAAAATCTTATAAACGGAGAATGTGTAATATGATGACCAATGATGAAGCAAAAAAATTAGTAGAAGAGTTCACAGAAAAATTATCAGCTTTTATTCAAAAAGAAAACCCGCCCATGGGAATTGTTCTTTTTTCTACCTTAATCATAGCAGGTTATTCTGCCTCTTTAGTTTTGCATGAGGTGAGAGAAGCAACCAAAAATATGCCCAATATGTCAGATGCAGATAAAGAAAACGGCAAAGAATATGCTAGAAAACTAGAGGATTTAAATACCTCTATAAAGCAGCTGCTGGGATAAAATATGTTTAACAATAAGAAATTTTGGTTTTTAATTATTACCGGCGGGATGATTTCGTTAGGAATTAATTTGTTAATTCAGTACTACGCAAACACTTCTGTTTGGCTTCATTGCTTACTTATAGTTGGCGTTGCTTTTTGTATAATCTATACATTATTAGAGCTATTTAGTGATTGGTGGCAGGAATAAAAAAGGGCGTGATGAGGTCACGCCCTTCAAACAAGCACATATAAAAAACTAAGGAGACATAATATGCAAGAAACAAAAATTGTTACTGCGGAGTTATAATAACATGTTAAGAAAAATAAATCTATTATTGTTTGTTCTATTCTTTTTCTGCTCTTCCTTCGCTAGTGCCGCTAAATTTTCGTCTGATGCAGAATATCAACTGATTTTCACTCCTGGAGAAGATGATTGTGCAAAACAGATTGTCCAAGTAATTAATAACGCTAAACACCAGGTTCTTGTTCAAGCTTATAGTTTTACTGATTGGGATATTGCACATGCTTTATTACAAGCAAAAAGACGAGGAGTGCAAGTGAGCGTTCTTTTAGATAGGAGCCAAAAAGATAAGGAAATTATGCGGTTTTTATTGTTTTATAAAATTGATTGCAGTATTGATTCTGCTAACTCTATCTCAATAGCGCACAATAAAATTATAATTGTTGATCGCAAAATAGTTGTTGGAGGCAGTTATAATTATAGTAAAAACGCAGCTCATAGAAATGCAGAAAATATTACGATAATAAAAGATCGTGCTTTTGCAGCGGCTTTTTATGCTAATTGGAAAGCAAGAAAAGAAATGAATAAAAC